GTCGCAGCGAATAACGCGATGCAACGTAATGGTGATATGCCGATCGCGTTCGAAGAGTTCATTATCGCATCTGTAGCTGAGAAAGTAGCTGAGTCACTCGAGAATGCCATCTGGAAAGGATCTGCGATCTTCGGTAACGGCTTCCTCGCTGACGATGGAGCTGCTGACACTGATGCAGAGCTGACAAACGGCTTGATGGGCGGCTTCACTGAAGCGGACTTCGCTGATGCGACTACTGCAGGAACTGTGCTGACTAACTTGAATCAAGTTTATAACAGTGTCGTCGACAATCACTCAGGGCTTCTCGGAAAGACCGACTTCGGCTTCTACATGAACCTTCAGACTTACGGATTCTATATGCAAGCTCTCGCGGCTGCTGGCACGAATCAAGGTCAGAACGGAGGATTCGGATACTCAGCCGCTGCAATGGCTAACTCATACATGGGATATCCTGTGTACGTTTGTCCAGGTATTCCGAATGATACTATCATCGCAACCTTCAAATCGAACTTGAAGTTCGGCTCGAACTTGCAGACTGACACTACTCGTGTCGAGATCATCCCGACCTACAAGTACGACGGCTCTGATAACATCCGCGTCGTGATGCACTTCGCCGCTGGTGTTCAAGTAGCTGTTGCGACCGACGGTGTACTCGGTACTTCTGCTTGGACTGCGTAATAAATAACGAGAGGGGGGCTTCGTGCCCCCCATCTCTTAACCCATAAAAACTCGAGATATGCCTTGCACACTCTCAGCCGGACGAATCGTCGACTGCAAAGATCAGATCGGAGGAATCGTCAAGGTTTTTTTCACAAAAGATTACTGCTCGGACATCCGAGGACGGGCAACAATTACAGACGACGAGATGACGACTGCGGGCTTCGCGAACTGGGATATCGCAGAGAGCTCAGTCGTGAACGTATATCAGTACGATCTGCGTCCTGACTTGTCCAGCGTCACTGTCAATGTAAACAGTGATCCCGCTACAGGCACGACGACATACGAGCAGACGCTCTCTCTCACGCTCCAGAAACTGAGCAAAGAGGACAACAAAGAGCTTCGCGCCCTGGCTCAGAATCGATGCCAGTGCTTTGTGCTCGACTCGAACGGAAATGTGTTCCTTTTGGGTATCGATCACGGACTCGATGTCACTGGTGGCACTGTCGTGACTGGTGCTGCTCGAACCGACATGAGCGGATACACTCTCGAGTTCTCCGGACGTGAAGTCGAGTCGATGATCTGGCTGCCTGCTTCTGCTGGTGGCGGTACTGATAAGTATCCTTTCGACGGGCTCGATGATGAGTCAGCTCTGACAATTAATGTCGGAAGCTAATTCCGATCACAGAATTTCAATAAAGGGGGGCAAACGCCCCCTTTTTTTATATTGACCATATGAAAAGAGTATACATCAACTCTCTCCGCAAATACGCGGACGAAGTAGATCCGAACCGATGCCCGGAGCATCTTAAACACTTGCTCGATGATACAGCTTCAAAAAGGAACGCTGAACACAGTATATCTCACTCTGACGGAGAAGATGAGCAGCGCGACGAATTACACGCTGATTCGGCTGACTTGTCAGGCGACGAGCAAAGCGATTCTGCTCCTTCCAAGAAGCCGCGCTCACGACGCAAGAAAAGACACTCTGACGATTCGTGAAGGATCGACCGACGCTCCTGCTCTCGGAGATATCATGCTGAATACTCCTCAGTTTCCGGAGGGCTTTTACGACTATACTATTTGGGAGCAAACCAGCTCATCGAATCTCGATCCCGCTGATGCTTCTGTGATAGGTATCATCGAGGAGGGGATGTCCTACATCCGCGATAATTCGACAGCGTACCAGGAGAGCACATACACAGCATACAACCCAACACAGACTGATTATGTCTACGCGAAAGATTGATTTCAGCGTCTTAAACACGAGCCCGTATGAGCTCCCGCAATTCGAAGAGAAGCGGGGCGGAAAATGGATCACATACGGAGCAGATGACCAGTACGCGACGTATCTCGAAGAGCTGTACTATACGAGCTCAATTCATAACGCGATCATTAACGGAGTGACCGACATGATCCGAGGAGATGGGCCGTACTCGGACGAATGGGATCGAAACGATGCGTCTAAGGAAGCATGGCTTCGCTTGAACGATCTTTTCGGGGAGGAGATCACTTATAAGACGGCTCTCGATCTCAAGCTATACGGACAGTTTTACTGGTGCGTCATCTGGAATCAAGCTCGCACCAAGATCGCCAAAGTCGAACATGTGCCCGTTCGATCTATCCGATCGGGGCTGCTGAATGAAGAAGGCAAAGTCGATACTTTCTACTATTCATACGACTGGAGCGACAAAAGCGAAAAGCATCAAGCGTACAAAGCATTCAGCTTGACCGATCGCACGAGCCCGAAAACGATCATGCAAGTCAAGCGACACGCTCCTTCCTTTGAGTTTTACGGACTGCCTGACTACATAGGATCGACGAACTACATCGAACTCGATCGTCAGATCTCTTCTTTTCACTTGAACTCGATCAAGAGCGGGATGTTCCCGGGCTGGCACATCGGCTTTAAGAATGGAGTTCCGACAGACGAGGAGCGCGAAGCGATCGAGCGTAAGATCAAGCAGAAGTTCACGGGCCCAGAAGCAGCGTCAAAGCTGATCCTGACTTTCAATGACGGGCCCGATCAAGCTCCGGACTTCACGCCCCTTCAATCGAACTCGAACGCGGACATGTTCCAGTATCTCAGTGATGAGCTCTCGAACAAGATCCTCAGCGGACACCGAGTGACTTCCCCGCTGCTTTTTGGAGTGAAGGGAGACGGAACCGGATTCGGGAATAATGCGGACGAATTACGAGACTCATATTCGCTCTTTTACACGACAGTGATACAGGGGTATCAGCGACTGATTACAAACGCTGTAGAGACTATTCTAAGCGTCTCAGAGCAGCCGCTGAAGGTTACTATCCCCGCGACAGCTCCGGCTGACTTTATCGACCTTGCAGGGGGCAAAGGATCACAAGCGTATAACGGCATCCAAATCAGCGCAGCGAAAGATCTTATCACAGCCGTATCAGCGGGCGAGCTGACCAAAGAAGCAGCGATCACGATGCTGGTGCAGATGCTCCAGTTCCCGAAAGAGATCGCGGAAGCGATGTTCAGTCCGCAAGAGAGTGCGATCGAAGAGCTGTCATCGCACAAGTGTTCGGACAAATGCAATCACTTCGAGCTGTCGAGTGAGATCGCTGATGTACTGATCGAGCTCGGGGAAGATGAAGATCTCGATAACTTCGAGCTGATCGACTCGCGTCAAGTAGACTATGATCGAGAAGAGGAACACAACGCTCTTTGGGCGTTCGCACGAGTGCCGAGCTCGAATCCCGCTGCGATATCGAAAGAGCAAGATTCAGACATTATCAAGGTTCGCTATAGCTACGAAGGCACGACGGCAGAAGCTCCCGATTCGCGCGAGTTCTGTCGTAAAATGTGGGCAGCGAAAAAGGTCTATCGAAAAGAAGATATCGACTTCGCGAGTGATAAAGTCGTGAATCCTGGCTTCGGTGAAAACGGAGCTGATAAATATGATATCTGGCTCTTCAAGGGCGGGCCGAACTGCTATCACTATTGGATGCGTCGAACGTACTTGCGGAAGAATAACGAGAAGATCAGCGTGAACGAAGCGCGTCGCATCATCCAAGCACTCCCGCCCGACGAGCGCAAAAAGAACAAAATTCCTGTTAATGATCGTCGAGTCGCACAGCGTCCGATCGACATGCCGAATCGCGGCTATAAAAATCCTCAGTAATGGCGAAAGCACTTTTCATCTCTGTGACCAAGCTGATAAAAGACACAGCTTTGAACGGCTCGATCGATCAAGACATCGCGCACCCATATATTCAGATCGCTCAAGATCGCGAGATCTGGCCGTACCTGGGAACGGATCTGTATAATAAACTGAAGACAGATGTCATCGCTGACTCACTGTCGGGAGCGTATCAGACGCTGATGAACGATTACATTCAGCCCGCACTCGTGCAGTTTGCTTTCTGTGAAGTGCTTCCTTTTTTGCGAGTGCGGATCGTGAATAACAGTGTCGTCGTGATGAGCTCCGAGCAGAGCTCTCCAGCGTCAGAGGGCGAGATGAAGCGACTGATCGACCGAAGCAGATCGATCGGGGAGTTCTATCGCGAGCGAATGATTGACTACATCTGTCACAATCAGTCGAGCTTCCCTGAGTATTCAACGAACACGAATGACGATCTCACTCCGCGCAAGCAGGGGAACTATACCGGAGGAATGAATTTATCGACAGTATATGACAGCAAAAAAGCAGAGCAGCTCCTCAGAGATGCGGGGATCGACATCTAAACTCAATCTGTACCTATTAAAGAGATACGTCTATGCCGAACAAAAAAGTCAGCAGCTTAACAGAGCTCACAACTCCCGCAAGTGACGACCTACTTCATATCGTAGATACGTCAGATACGACCGACGGAGCAGCCGGAACGAGCAAGAAAGTTCAGGTTTCGAATCTCCCTGCTGGACAGAGACTGCTTGTCGACGCAAGAGCGACAGAAGCAGTATCGAAAGGAGATCCAGTATTCATCTCAGGATACAGTACAGGACAGTCACGGATAGAAATTCAGAAAGCCGATGCGAATGTATCAGCCGACCTTCCTGCTGTCGGACTTGCAGCGGAAGATATCTCGATCAATACGAATGGACAGATCATCGTTTTCGGTTTGTTGAGTGATGTAGATACAAGCTCATACAGTGTCGGAGACATTCTCTATATCGCGTCGGGAGGAGGGCTGACATCTACAAAGCCGACAGGATCACTCAAGATTCAGAATGTCGGAGTCGTGGCACAATCACACGCGAGCACAGGACAAATCCAAGTGAGCGCGATAGGGCGAACGAATGACGTTCCGAACATCACGACAGGGAAATTCCTTATCGGCACAGCTACGAATCCAACAGAGAGCGCGTACACGATGCCATCAAGCGACGGCACAGCGAACCAAGTTCTCACGACTGACGGAGCAGGAGCAGTCACTTTCCAGACGGCAAGCGGGGGCGCGGACAAATGGCGAATTTTCGGATCGAGTAACGTCGGAACAACAGGACTCCGAGTCATCGGGATTCGTGGAAATTACGTAGATGTCGGAACTGCGAACATCTATACTCAAGCAATGATGCCGGAGAACTGCGAGCTGGTGAGCTTGAGCTGTCAAATCGGAGTGACAACTACTGCAAGATTTGTTGTAAACAGAAGCGGGAGCACTCTTGTCTACACAACCGGAAACCAGTCTTTCACGGCAAACACTGCGCAGACTTTCACTCCGACGGGTACGAGTATATCGCAAGGGGAACTAATAAACATTGCCGTACAAGGCAGCGTAAACCCCGGCGACGTTCACTTAGTTATGACATTCCAAGCGACATAAAATGTATTTAGCACCAATCCCCGATGTAGATGAAACAGAGCGCGGATCGTATGGGATCACGCGCGAGTTTCAAAACAAAATAAACGAGCTTATCGAAGCGATCAATGATCTCGAGACACGACTTCAAGCACTTGAGCCATGAGCGGACTAACACTATTTGAACTCGTTACGATGGCTGGGGGGCTCGTCGGAGTTTACGTCAAACTCAACTCAGAAGTTGCAAAATTGAAAGGGCGATTATATCAGCTCGAAGCATCGAACGATGAAGTGAAGCAAACGCTGAAAGAGCTCGTCACAATCACGACAGAGATCAAGCTCGCTCTCGCTCGAAATCAGATGGACAAATGAAACTGAGAGAGATCAGAAGAGTGATCCTGCACTGCTCCGCTACTCGCGAAGGGCAGGATATCACAGCAAAGCAGATCAAACGCTGGCATACATCGCCCCCGCGTAACTGGTCGGATATCGGTTATCACTTCGTGATTCGTCTTGATGGAACGATCGAAAGGGGACGACCTATCACACGCGCAGGAGCTCACACGAAAGGACACAACGCAGACAGCGTCGGGATCTGTTACGTCGGAGGAGTAGAGGAAGACGGAAAAACACCGAAGGACACGATGACAGAAGCCCAGGAGCGCAGCTTTCGAGCTTTGTATTCGGCTCTCTGTATGGTATTTGATGATCCTTCGCTACATGGTCACAACGAGTTCAGCACGAAAGCGTGTCCATCATTCAGTGTCGAGGATAAATTTCCCGACTTCATGTAGTGAGCGAGATAAACACGATCCAGTTCAGAGAGCAGTTGAACACGCTCCTCTTCGCTTTTTGGTCGTATCTGGATCTCATCGGTGCAGAGCCGATCGAAGAGTTAACTGATCGCGAAGTTTCGAAGTATCTGAACTACTTCATCAAGCACTATATTACAGAGGGGGAGCTTCCCCCTGATACCTAAAAGAAAAGACATGGACTTCATCACTGAACATTGGGCAGAGCTTCTCATCGCTCTGATGGCATTTATCAAAGTAGTCGTGAATCTCACTCCGACGACCAAAGATAACCAAGTCTTCGGATGGCTCGACACGCTCATCACAGCGATCACTGGCGACAAGCGCAAGCAAGAGAAGCTGTGAAGCGTGAGCTTCTATCGGCTCTCGGGAAGCTCGACATCACAGAGATCTTCAAGACGAAAGGAGATCTTAAGCGATGGAGCGCGAAGAGAACGATCGGATCGGTCATAGTGGCGACAGCTTGCACTGAGATCGCGTCTCATGGTATCACATGGGAAGCCGTGACGATGTGCGCTATCGGAGTCACTCCTTTGTGTTTATCATTCTTCGAGCATGCAGCAGCACAGTCGTAATCACTACACGCTGAGTCAGAACGTCGAGATCGGACAGCGCAAGTACGTTCTCTTCTTGTCAGATGTACATTACGACTCCGCGAAGTGTGATCGAGAGATGCTGAAAGAGCATCTTGATCTCGCGATGAGCAGAAATGCGAGAGTGTTCTTGAACGGAGACTTCGTCGATTTAATGGGCGGGAAGTTCGATCCAAGAAACACGCTCCCCGGAGGGCTGCGCCCCGAATATCGAAAGCAGGATTACTTCGACGCTGTGATAGCTGACGCAGTGACTTTTCTCCTGCCATATAAAGACCTTCTCACAGTTTACGCCCAGGGCAATCACGAGACAAACGTACGCAAGAGACAGCACACAGATCCATCAAAGCGGATCGTCGCTGAACTTCAAGCTCTCGGATCTCCGATACAGCTCGGTGGATACTCCGGCTATATGCGCTGGCAGTTCTCCTATAAGACAGAGATGAAGAGCTACATGATGCACTATCATCACGGCTACGGGGGAAATGCACGACGCAGTAAAGGAGTTCTTCAAGCGGACATCGATCAAGCACAGTTTCCAGATGCTGACATCATCCTTCGCGGGCACGATCACCAGAAGTGGCATCTTCCGGTGACGACAGAGCGAATAAATTCAAAGATGAGCGTGTCGAAGAGCACAGTTCATCACATCCGCTGCGGCTCGTATAAGAAGCTCGGTGACGGCTTTAGAGGATGGGAAACCGAAAAGGGCTTCTCGCAGCCGCGTCTCGGGGGCTGGTGGTGGTGGTGCGAATACTCCCGCAAGAAATGGAAGACGGGAGTAGAAGAAGCGCACTGATTTACATTTTCTGAAAAAAGTATTTGACTTTCTCGATATTTCTTGTATATTTGATGCAAATCAATACAAGAAAACAGGATGCCTACGTTCAGTCCAGAGTACGAGAAAGCGCGTCAGCTTTACTCCGAGATCTGTCAAGATCTCATCTCTCACATGCCTTCAGAGAAGTATTTCGAAGTGATGGATAAAATCACTCGATACGCAAATCATATCAGCCGCGACACTGCTCAAGTGTACAAGGATATGATCGGGAAGTAATTCACTTAAAATCACAGATATGAATCAGTTCAAATGGACAGATGAAGCAGTTCGCTCGTTTGTCAGAGTCTATGTCGGATCGGGAAAAAAAGAAATGCTCAAAGGGGGCTATCGATCAAGCGACTATCGAAAAAAGAGCTACGATGAGAAGCTCGAGCAGTTCAAAAAGGATTACATGGATCGCGAATCCCAGCGAGCGAGATTTGAAGATTTCAAGCAGCGCGAGGAAGAAAAACTGAAGCGGAAGCTGTCAGAATTCAAAAAAAGTATCGGAATTTCGTAGATCACAAATCAATTCACAATGTCAGAAACTACAGTTTCAGAAAACACAGAGCGCGTATCGCACAAGCTCGAACATGCCTTCATGGAAGCATGTTATCAAATCAAGCAGCAACGTATCTCACAGGCACAGCTCGCGTCACAGATGGGACTCGCTCCGTCTACTTTATCCGGACGCATGCAGGACTGGCGCAAGTTCAAAGTGTCGGAATTCATCACTCTCTGTAAAATCGCAAAAGTCCAATTATGAAAGCAGCCAAAATCAGCCAAGTTCAAGGAGACGGAACCTGGAACAAGAAACTTCCCGACGGGAATACACAGCTCATGTATGCCTTCCTCGTGACATTCGACGATGGAGTGACAGCACAAGCAAACGCGCAGAGCGACTCTCCTCGATGGATGAAAGCAGAGAAGGTCTGGTACAAGCAGTACGGAGATCATAACGGCACTCCGAAAGTGACGATTACTGATAAAGATCCGAGCTCAAGCCCACGATCGAGAGGGGGTAACACTGATCCGGAAACGATCAAACGAATCGAAAACTCGTGGGCTGTGCATATGGGGATATCTGCTCTCGGAGAGATGCACAATTACACCGAGGGCGAGGATGATTATCTGAGTGCTGTCTTTCGTCTCGCAAAGCGATTCAAGAAGATGCGCGACAAACTCGGGGAAGAATGAGCCGCGCTCAGATTCATTTGATGATCTGTCGACGGCAAACGAGCCCACCAGTCGAAGAAGTCGCGAAGGGGATCATCGATGAGATACAGATGCACTTTCCGACGCTGGTGATAAAGCCGTATGTGTACAAGCGGAATCGGAATCAGGAAGTCGTCCGCGCTCGTCAAACAGCGATGGTACTATGTAAAGAAGTCACTGGGCAAACTTTAGCCTGTATCGGAGACTACTTCGGCAGAGATCACGCGACAGTTCTTCACGCATATCGTCGTATCAAAAATCGGAAGTATGATCCGGATCTCGAGTACATATACGATATTGCGTCTGCCTATTGCAAAAGACAGGGCTGGATTCATGCAGACGTTTGATAACAAAGAAGCGGAAGAGCTCGGAGTTCCCTGCGCTGTTATACTGTCTCGATGTCGATACATTCACTCTAAGTTGATCGAAGAGAAAAGATCGATCGGGGGCGAGTATTGGATACATCGAAGCAATAGTGCATGGGAGAAAGAGTTTCCTTTCTGGAGCAGACCGACGATCAAGAGAGCGATCGGAAAGCTCGTAGAGGGGGGATTTTTGGTCAAAGCTCCGGCTCATCTCCCGCTTCCTGGCGACACTCGATCCTTTTACAAGCTGGGTAAATTTTGTTCAGAAGGGGGTACAAATCTTTCAGAAGGGGGTACAAAACGTACCCATATACATAATATATCTTCTTCTATCTCTATTGATAGACGTAGTATGGGTACAAAACGTACCCCCACGAAAGAGGAAGTGACTTCCTTCTTCAAGAGTGAAGGATACAGAAAAGAGATCGGTGAAAGAGCATTTGACTATTATAGCGAGCGACAATGGCTCGACAAGTTCGGAAACACAGTGAAAGACTGGAAAAGCACGATGCGTCGAGTCTGGTTCAAAGACGAAAACAGAGAAAAAGATGATTCACTCAGGAAATACGGTATCTGATCGCTGGGATCAGCGCAAGAGCCCACCAAGAAAAATCTCCGACGCAGAGCGCGAATACAGAAAGCAGCTCAAAGAAGTTCGAAAGCCCAAAGTCAAAAAACAGATCAACGTATCAGAAGCAAAGCGCATGCTCGCGGATCACATACAGAGAGCGTGTCCAGAGTTTAAGTATGTGCCCGCAAATCAAAAGCTGCTGAACTCTCTCGCTTACTATGCAGCTCAAGATCACAACTTCTGTCAGACGGGATACGATCTCAGCGAAAGCGCAGAAGGGAGATCGATAAACAAGCTCAGTCTGAAAAAAGGCATTCTGATCCTGGGCAGATACGGAGTAGGAAAGACGACGATCATGCGGGCACTCGCTCGAGTGATTGGAGCCAAGCAGACGACAGCGATGCACATCGTCGACGCTTACAATGACGCAAACTCACTCAAAAGATTCGAGCTCGGCTCGTGGTATTTTGACGATGTAGGCAGAGAGAGAAGCGCACGATTCGCAAAGAAAACGGACGCTCCGATCATGTCTGATCTCATCGAGAAGCGGTACTTCAATCAGAGCGGGATCACTCTCCTCACGACAAATCTCAGCATCGAAGAGATCAGCGATGTGTACGGACCGAGAGTTGAATCTCGTCTCTGGGAAATGTTCAATATGTACGCTCTCGGGGGCGTTGATTATCGGAAAGTATGAATCACGGATCTCTCTTCTCGGGCATCGGTGGATTCGATCTCGCGGCTCAATGGATGGGCTGGAACAATGTCTTTCACTGTGAATGGAACGATTTCGGTCGTCAAGTTTTAAAATATCACTTCCCTAAATCAGATAGCTTACATGACATCAAGCAGACAGATTTCACTTCTTACAGAGATAGAATCGATGTGCTCACAGGGGGCTTCCCCTGTCAGCCCTTCAGCACAGCAGGAAAAAGAAAAGGAACAGACGACGACAGATATCTCTGGTCGGAGATGTTTAGAGCAGTACGAGAGATTCGCCCGAAGTACGTCCTGGGGGAGAATGTTCGCGGGCTTACTAATTGGAACGGGGGACTGGTACTCGACGAAGTGTGCTCTGATTTGGAGTCTGAGGGCTACGGAGTCGAATCGTTTATACTTCCAGCTCTCGCCAAAAATGCACCCCATAGAAGAGACAGGATCTGGATCTGTGCGTTCCGAGATACTCCCAACTCCACTGGCGCAGGATGGTCAAAACTCAACACTGCCAAAGAGTCAAGCGGGCAGAAGCAGTTTAATCGGTCGTCTGATCCCAACACCAACAGCCAGTTGTTCGAACAGGGGAACGACAGCACCCAGGAAGGATGGAAAGATGAGAGACAGCGAGCTCAATCACTGGGCAGCAATCAATACCAGCACGCTATTACCAACACCGAACGCTTGCGATCACCCGGGAAAGAACACAGGAAAGAGGAATCAAGACAGCATCCCAAAGCGAATACGCGAAGCTGGTGGAAAGACTTCCCAACTGAATCCCCGATTTGTAGCGGAGATGATGGGCTTCCCCGTGACCTGGACGGAATCTCCTTTTCTAAATGGCGAAACGAAACGATAAAGGCATACGGGAACGCTATTGTTCCACAGGTAGCACTTGAATTGTTCCAAGTGATACAAAAAATCGAGAACAATGAGCTTCAATGATTACGGAGAGCGTGTCCGAAACAACGCAAGACGAGGAATCGAGCTGAACGAGAAGCAGGGGAACAAGTGTGCAACAATCGTCGGAAAACAGAGAGCTCAAGTTCTCGCATCTGGCGGAAATGTATCGCTCGAAGTCATCAAAAAAATGTATCTCTTCCTCTCACGACATCAGAAGAACTATGATCCGAACAGTACGACAAAGTGCGGGACGATCAGCTATCTTCTTTGGGGAGGGCCAGCGGCTCTCGCCTGGAGTCGAAACAAGCTGAGAGAACTCGGAGAGATTGAGCTCGCTGAAGTAGGCCCAAAGGGAGGAGTTAAAGGAAGTCCGAAAAGTGACAAAGCGTAGCACAGTCGTACGAAAGCTCGACAGCATTTTCTCGAAGTACATCCGACTCAAGTACGCGAAAGCGGGCAAAGTCGATTGTTATACATGCGGAGTCGTAAAATCTGTCTCCGAAATGCAAGCGGGGCACTTCCAAAGTCGGGCGAAGTACAGCGTCAGATGG